TCATCGCGCCTTTCAGTGTGCTAATTATACGGGCATCGAATGCGCGCGCCCAGAAGCCTGCTACAAGGTCACCAACTGCTTTCAATGGATCCTCGGCAGTCAAAGCAAACACCAGATCATTCGCGCCCCACGCCTTACCAAGCGCCTGCACAACCGCAACATCCTGACTAGCAGTCAGCGGGTTTACAGTCAGCGCTTTCTGGTCTGACAAAGCTTCTTCTTCGCCGCTCAGGTCGTTCCAGAAAGGCATATTGACGGTTTCACCGCCGGCGCGCATGCCGACTTCTACCCTGCCGTCTGCTTCCACAATTCCGCTGCTGAAGAAATTAGACAGCTCAGCGGTGCGGTTGATGACGTAAGGCGTGAAAACCTCTGGAATGAATTCGACGTTTGCAATTCTTGTTTCTGCCATGATTTTATCCTCAAAAATTATTTATCGCGTTGCCGCTAAACGCAATTTCTGCGCCAGTTGCGGATCAGTTTTTAATATTTCACCCTGTCTTGTAAGGTTTAAATGCTCCTTACTCCACGGGTTTTTTTCGTCCGGCATCGCGCCTTTGCTTCTGAAACCAGAGCCGCTCGCCCCAGCTTGTTTCAGCAGATGCGGTTTTGCACCCGCCAAAAATTTCACGCCATCGGCAATCGAAATCAATTTGCCGTCTGCCTCAAAATATGGCTCATCGTCTTCCCACTTGATCGCCTGCTTCGCTAACATCACAGCCACATCACGATCCAGCCACTCAAATTCACTAACCGCTTTTTCCAGCGCACTTTCCAGCGTGGTAGCGCGGATTTTCTCGCCCAGCGTTTTGTTTAACCCTACCGAATCAGCTAATTCGCGCTCAATTCGTTTTAATTTCTGCTCGTACTGCTTTGCCGCTTCTGCCTGACCTTTCGCGTCAGGTAATGCGTCAATATCCGCATCATCATCCAAGCCAAGCCGCTCAAACAGTTTCGCACGCGTGTTACGCAGTGTTTCCACCTCTGCCTTTAACGCTTTGCGACCGCTAATGCTCTCAGCCCGCGCAGCGTCACGCTGCCCAGTCAGGTCTGCAATGTGGCCAGAAAGCTCGGAAAAACTCTCATCGCCAATTTTTTCTTTTAGTTGCTCAATATCCACGGACTCACTCCGAAAATGGGTACAAGGGCAACATACGCTAGATTTGTGCGACAATTCCGCACAATTTCAGCTAATCATGTGCAAAAACAGCGAGGCATGATATGGCATCTGCACAACAGCAATTCAGCGAGATAGGGCAGGCATTAAACGCTACAGGTATTTTTTCCGGTGGTGGCGCATTGATCCAATACAACTCCGAAACCGTAGACCAATTCAGCAAGCGGCAGGAGGTGAGCTGGTATGTTAATGATCTGCGTCCCGCTTGCATGCGATTCGCTGGATACCTCGCCAAGCGTCCACCGCTGCGTCAAACAGACAACCCAGTTTTATCTGTGATTGTTGACGATGCGGATTGGCGCGGAAACTCCCTTGAGATATTTTTTAACAATTTTATCGTAGAGGCAAAAGCGCGTGGATCAATGCTGCTGCTAATCGACATGCCGAATGCCGAGCAATTATCCGAAAGAGCCGCGCCTTTTTTTACTGCTATTGAGCCTGAGCGGTTAATCAATTACACAATCAACGAGCGCGGTGCACTAAGCTCGTGCGAGTTTCAGGATGCGATAGATGGGCAGACGGTCACGCGATTTTTCGATGAGACGAAATGGCAGATCATCAACAATGACGGAGACACGGTTGCAAGCGGAGAACACGGCTTGGGATTATGCCCAGTCATTGCATTTACAGAATCCGGCGCGTTTCCGTGCATCGGTGAATTTGCGGCAATCGTCGGGCTGTCAAAACGGCTGATCAATTTACGCTCTGAACTAGATGAGATTTTACGCCGCCACACATTCCCAATCTTCAATGCCGAGTTTCCGATTCTGCAACCCATCGACGGTGAGACTCCCGACTCACTACAGACACGACAAGCCGCGCTAATTACCGCGCTTAAAGAGGCTGTTGGCAATCTAGGAAAAGACCGTGGCATTATCTCACCGTCTGCCGTTTCGTTTGTTGCCCCGCCAGACACGCCCGCACAAACATACCGCGATGTGATCAAAGATATTGAGGCTAAGGTCAACGAGATCGGCATGAATGTTAGCCAAGTCGGTGAACGATCAGCAGAAAGCGGTATTGCTCTAGCTATACGATTCCAATCGTTAAACGCTGCTCTGGTTTCATTTGCGCGACGCATGGAAGATTTTGAGCGGATGGCTTTTTATATAGCAGGATTGTGGCTTGGTGTAAATACAGACGAAATCTATTCGACATCGTGGAGCCGTGATTATCAGATAGCCGACATTGCTACGGAATTGTCAACACTAGACGCATTGACTGCCGCTAATTTCCCGCAAGAAATCATTGATGAGCAAATGCGCACAGTAGCGCAATTATTATTCTCCAATCGCCCACCGGAAGAATTTGAGTCTATCGTTGACGCGATTGGCAGTGCCGAGGTGCGAGAATGAGGCTAACAATCACCGGCACGGATGTTGTAGCAAAACGCATTGATGCGGTGCCGGACAAAATACGGCAGGGCGTTGCAATCATTGCAGAAAGGATATTCGACCGCGCAATCGAAGGCGCTGAAAGCCACAGAAAAACAGGAGCGCTCGTTCGCTCGCTCGGCACAAACCCGATAAAAATAAAAGGCGGCTACTCGATTCGAAGCAGTGGAGAAATTGCGCCGCACAATGTATTTGTGCATTTTGGTAGACAGGGCAGAATTTACCCTCGCAAGAAAAAGGCGTTACGGTTTGCAATTAACGGTGTTTTTGTTTTTGCAAAATCTGTGCGCGGATACAAAGGCGATCCGTTTATTTTCCGCGCCGCCGATTCTGTTGCAAATGAAATTGACGATATTTTTTCTGGAGTGCTAAAAGATGCCTAACCTAACCTACACAGACCCATTTCTCGGCAGACTTGTCACTGATGATCGGGAGCAAGCCGCTATAAATTATGTCGAGTCTATTGCCGTGTTGTCCCAGGATTGGCGCGACAGATTAGTTGTGTTGCGCGTGTATATCGCAATCTGTCTTGAGTCACAGAAAGGCGGTGAGGATGATGTTTACAGCACAAAGCTAAAATCGTACCAGAAAGAATTTGACACTACTTTGGTCGTAGCAAAACAGAGCAACCAAAACGGCATCACAGTGCCACCTTTGTACCCATCTCTATCTGCTGACGCATCTCGGTGATTTATGCTCGACTCTATCTACCCAATGCTAACCGAATTAAAGACAAAACTCGCTGATATTGACGGCGTAAAAACATGCAAAATCGGACTAGAGCAAGGCATCACCCATGAGGACTATCCCATCCTGCGTATAGTTCCACAGGATATTTCAGAGGGCGGTAGCTACACACGCCGAAAAACGAATGTGCTTGTTTATTTCGGCATGCCAATCGACGAAAGCACCGATGGGTTGGAGTCTGTTTATTCGCAACTTCTAACAATGGAAGCCGCAATTGTTGCCGCGTCAAAAATCTTCGGTGACGGGTGGCGGTCAAAATATCTCAGCACAATCACCGACGAAGACCGCGTAGAAGTTTACAAGCTCATGGCGGTGCGGCTAGAAATCGAGGGATGATATTTCGCGCCCGATATGATACTGCTCAGGCTTGCCTTTGTTGTAGATAGATTCGAGACTTTTTCCGCGCAACATCAAATCTAATTTGCGATTACTGCCCGCCATTTTTCGCGCCATATCTTCATTCTGTTTTGCAATGGATTGCATCAATTCTTTTTGCGCGTTTGGATTGTGTTTTGCGCCGTCAGCTTTTTTTGTCAGCGAGCCTTGCAATCTGCATCTACAATACGGATGCAACGGCACGGCATGGGCTTTGTCTTTCGGGTAAACTCCCTTGCCAAGCCCATACAAATCTTGCATTGCATACACATCGCAAATATCGGTAGCAGGATGCGACGATGACAACTTAAATGTGACAACTTCTATTTCGTCATTGTCTAGCAGCTCTTTTGCTTGCGCGTCCGACCAAGCTCTGTGCAATTCCGTTTGCGCAATCCGGTTAGTCTGAAAACGCATCCGCTCATTCAGCGCAACATTTAATTTTTTACTCAGCGCGTTAAATCCTGCACCGCGCTCAACCTCAGCGAGTAGCTCATTGTATGCAGCCCGAAGTGCGGGCGTTTTGATCTTGTCATTGACCGCCCTACGCGTGATTTTTGCTAGTTGGATCTGTGTAGGTCTATCGCGCAAAACATCACGAATGTACAGCTGCAAATCTCGATTGCGTGGACTCCACTCGATTACCTGCTTGTCTGCTGTGTAGCCATCGTACAATTCGACAGCCAGCTTGTTGATGCTTTGCCAGCCCTTCACATGTTTTTTTATCACGCGCTCAACATCAGCAGACACCACAGCAGCATCTTTAATTAGTTTATTTGTCAGCGTGACCTTCCCTATTTTTATCTCACCAACCGATTCGGCAGAAATGCTTTTTCTTAGCGTGCGAGTCATCGCAGCAGCAAGTTCAGCGGTGTAATCGTCGCCAAATCCAGCCAAAATATCAGCGAGTATATCTCTAGGGTTGTCGTATCCAGCCGCCTTCAGTCGACGCATAAACTCGACAAACGCAGCTTCTGCCAGCATCTCAACTGCCGCTCCGGTCTTTCTTAATTCCTCTCTATGTTGCTCCCAATCAAGCATAATTTAACGCCATCTCTAGTATCTCGTAAGCTCTCCTACGAGAAATTGCAAACCGTCTGCTCAGTATCTCGCTCGCTTCAACGCGCTTTACACCATCTCGCAGTAACTTGTGCGCCACGACTACCCTGTAGTTTCTCACCGCACTTTTGTCTCGTGAAATAAAATACAGCAACTCAGCAGCAACTAGCGGGTCTGCTATTGCATGCTGAAGCAACTCCATCGCATCTTCTTTTTTCATGCGCTAGTTCCCGTGGTGAGCGAGGCAAAGGCGGTTGATGGTTTAATGACAGCGGATCGACGAATACGATTCCCGATTGCATAACGCAGTGCATCTATCCCATGATTGTGCGCGTCAATAATCACATCAGTTGGGGTGTCTGTGTTTTTGTCGATTTTGTAGCAGTAATTCCCCATTTCGGCGATTAGGTTACCACAGCGCGGATGAATATATATCTTGTCGTATGCCCCGCGCAGGTGACTAATGCCGTCCTTGACTGAGCCGCTCCACTTGTCAGCCGCAACACAATCAAACCCTTGCCCGCGCATGTGGCTGATCGTCTCAGGGCGCGCTGAATCGCAATAAATCCTGTGCTGCCGAATATCTGGTATCTGCTCAAACATAGCGGGCAGGTCGATTAAATCCACGCCCTTCCCAAAGACCTCGTGTGAAACAAACAACGCTTGATTGTGCGCGTAGCATTTGATGACGGCAGTCGGGTCTTGGCTGAAGCCCCAGTCGGCACCGAGCATAGGCTTACCGAGCGCGTCAGTGTCAAACTCTTTGACTTCCCAGCGCCCCGCCATAACCTGAGCGTCCGATCGGGTAATACACTGACCTTCCCACACATGCAGATAAGCATCATTGTCACGGCTCTGTAATTCGACGCGCTCTTTTTCAAGCACCTCGGGGAACCACGGATTATCGCGCCAGTTTATTTCAGCAATCGCTATCGACTCAGGCGGTGAAACAATGAACCGTTTTCTTGTTGCTGAATCCAGCCGCTCAGGGTTCCAGCTTGCCCATATTTCTGAGTTGTTGGCGCGAATACACGGCACTAATTTTAGCCAACTTTGTTCGCTTGCATTCTCGGCTTCATCAACCCAACAAATATCAACCTGACCCATTCCCTTAACGCTGTATACATTCCGATAGAGTCCGGTATAGAAAAT